TACTGTGACTATTTCATTATTGATGTATGCCATATTATATTAGTTTGATAATAAATATATAGAACTTTGTCTTTTTCTACTATTTTTATGTAGCTTTTGTTTCAATTGGAAAAGTGTTATTTAAAAGACCTGTTTTTTCATCAACCGTCGTCTTTTTATTCTGGCTTCCACGCTTCCACTTTTGTGGGGCATTTTGCTGATCGTATGAATTTATCTCTTTTTGCGAGAATGTTCTCTTTTTATATTTATAGTGAGTTGGGAAATAACCAGATAGACGTTCGCTATTCACGGGAACGTTTTGCAAAGAAACTGCCTTTTTATAAGCAATACCGTTATTTGCTGTCCCGAAAAGTGCTCCACTCGTTTTGATTGCAAATTCGTCAATCAAAGACCCAGTTGGATTCTGGGATATAAACGTGATATTATAATATCCTCGTTGCGCTGGTGGTGGGGCCGAGGTGAAAATGATACTTCCGCTAAAATAAAATTCGGTGGCGTCTTCGTTGGAATCAAAGAATCCGTTATAAACCACGGAACCTAGCGATTGCGGAACGAAACTTCCGGAAATATGTAGATAGTCAAGAATCGTGCCATCTTGTCCGCCACCCGTCGTCGATGGATTTTGGTCATACGGTATGCCGGTAATAGTTCCAAGTAAAAACCCATCCAAGAAATGTGCAGACGTTTGAACACTCGACGTATATCCGTTTGCTCCTATGTCGAATGATATGCTACCGGAATAATACATAGTGCCGCCTCCCGATATCAAATACATTGGGAATTCTGTTATCAATGGTAATGCGGCCAAACTGACTTCATCATAAGATCTGGATATAGTTTGGACGGTTCCTTCCAAGTTTACTTGTTTCTCGTACTCGCTTTTATCTGCTCCAGCCAGATTGTATTTTCTTTTTACTTGGTATGATTTCTTATTACGGATGACATCGGCTCGATAATACTCTCCTTTGTAGTAAGCTATTCCATTTTCAGAATACACTCCAAAGCCATAATCATCCGGAGCGTTGTTGAAGCGCACATGGTTTACATCATTCAATATAGATGTTCCAGCCGTTCCTATGTCCAAACTTTGTGTGTAGTATGTGTTCTTGCTTCCGGAAATACCATAACTCATATTATAAACAGACCCCGTTGGTATTTCTACATTCTCTTCGAAAATTGGTTTTAATTGCAATTTTGGTCTTTCTAATATAGAAGGCTCCAACATTAGACCCTCGACCAATTTTGAACGAGCTGGCACAACCGTCTTGATGTAATTGAACATTGACTTGTCAAAATACGACTTGACCAGATTCATAAATGACTGGTAGTCGATTGCACCCAATCCTTGTTCGTAATATATTTCTCTAAATTTTTCGAATTTTTTATATGTGGCGTCGTAAACAGTGCGTGGATCACCAATCAAATCTCCTATCTCAAAACTACCAAAGAACTTTAAAATCTCTTCGTTCTGGATGTCTATAGGAGAGAAAAATACTCCAAGTTTATTTGAATTCTTACCACTCACAGACTCTAATGATATAGAAGATCTACTCTCGGACGAAAGTGGACTGCTCAAAAATTGGTCGATTTTATTTATCTTGTTACTTCTAAATCTAGATGCTCCGTATGATGGAACTTGAACGGTTTGACGCATATTCTTTTGCAAGAATTGGTACGGGAAGACCGATTGGTTGTATGGACATCCATAACCGTCATACATTACTTCCAGCACTGGTACAAAGTTGTTTGCGGTGAACGTCGGAAAGTCTTCCCTAAAAGAAAGATTATTGAGCGATAGCACGCCGCTACTGGTATATAAATCTATTGGACGTTCGAACGAAATATGTAACAGATTCTTTTCCACCATTTCTTGTGGAGTTGATGAATCGTAAGCACCTCTATACATTGTGTGGTTGTCAAACCTGTCATCCGTCAATGCTATCTCCCAGAGCTTTATTTCGTCGATACTTCCCCAGAATGATCCGGTTGATCCATACCAGTTATCACCAAATTGGACAGTTGTTCCATTTCTGAAAGTTGTGTTTAGACTGCCACTTATCAACGTACTTCCACTTGCCGAGTAAACTATGCGCGAATCTTCGGCGCGTTTTACCAACAAATCGTATTGGATGGAATATTGGTCTGTCACCGCGTTTGATGCCGTCGCGATATTAAACTTATAATACGGATCATTCCGTCTCAACATTACACTGTACGTTTTTCCGTCAAAAATTGGTATTTTTGTTGTCGATACGCTCTTGGAGCTAACCCCGTCGTCAATCGTGAAGAACAATCTTCCCCATTGCTTTCCTCTGTCGCGTATCGCTCCGATATTCCAGTAACCAGATGATCCTGCGATATAGAATATCTTGTTTTCTTCTTCTATCTTGTTCTCGTCAAAACTTACATTAAATTCGACGGTTTGAACACTACCGGTCCAACTTGATTCAAAATATTCTCCACTGCCACTAAAGTATGGTTCATATTTAACATGATCAAATATATAATACGATTTATCTGAAGAATCTATTACACTGTCGATGCCGCCGTATTCTTTTATCTTTACCAAATTTTTAGGTATACCGAAGCAAGATATGATGGCATTTATAGAAGCCTCAGTCCCCTTTGTTTTATAAATAAATGGCAGCGAGTTTAAAATTCTTCTCCAAATTACGCGATTTCTGTCAGTCTCTGATATGGTTCCAACCTTATCATAAAACGAAGAAGATGGTGAAAAATCCGATTTGGAAAGAGATGACAATAGTAACGGTAAATTTTCCTTGGATATTTCAGATTCCCATCCAAGCGACGTAAGCATGTCGGCAACTATACTAGGAGATATTCCTCTCGAAGAAGAATTTGAACTGTCATTTTTATTCGTGAATTGTTTTATGAACACGGACAAATTGTCAAAGTAGTGTCCAATCATTCCAACAAATTTAACATACTCTTCATTTCCCGTGCCCGTTCCTATGAATTCTGGGAGATTGTTTATTAGACTGTCCCCATTCGATTGGTCGTAGATTGAGGCTGAACTTTGGGATTCATACACATTCGTGTGCTCTGAATACCAACTTGGGTTTTTATATAAGAAATTTTCGTAGCCGTCAAAGGACGATTTTATTTCATTGATGGAGTCTTCCGCCGTAGCTTTGTCTTTTGTATAAAAAATATCATTTGGTTGCACCAACAATTTGATTTCTAAATCCGAAATTTCTTTTTCCAACAAGGTTATCGCCGATAACTTTTCATTGAAAGCATCCAGTCGTAACGTCGTGGTTGAAAAATTTATAAAATTTTCAAAATATCTATAATCTACGGTGTCCAAGAATTCATTGTTCAATTTTGCATTGACTTTTGAAAACAATTCTTGGTACAGACTACCGGTCTCTCCCATGAGTTCGGAGCTAGACAATGTCTCTGTTGAATTTCCTTTGCTTTCTATCTTGATAGTGAAGTTCGGACCCCTTAGCGGAATGGTCTGTATTTCTTTCTTTGTAAAATAGTATGTATTCTGAACAATCGGTGCTGCCGCAAACATGTTAACTATCCACAGCATGGATCCTACTGGGACCGAGTTATCCAGAGGAGATGAAAGTTTTACTATCAATTTATCGTGGAATTTAGGATCTTGTGACTCAATGAACTTAGAGTTCATTATTGGAAGCATCGTTCCGTTTCCAAGATTCAAATAGTTTTTAAAATAACCAACCAATAGATTGTTGTAATCTGTTTCTATCTTGGATATAGCTGGAAAAAATATCAACGAATAGTATATATCAGATAAAAACTGAACTATGTTTTGATATGTCTCTGGCTTATATGCATTGATGGCGGACAATTCTTTTTCCACTATAAAAGAAAACAAAGAATAATACACATCTTTCAACTCTTTGAAAGATACAATCGTGTTGTAATTTTGATGTAGCCAATTATAAAATTGGTCGTAGATACCAAGAATGTCTCTGTTGTATGTTCCTGCGGTGAGTTGATTCTCTTTCTTAACTCCGTAATATAAATCTGTTATAAATTTTATAGCATCTACGTTTTGCTTTAATCCATAATAAAAAAGAAAATCGTTTGCCGCTTTTGTATTTTCATTCTTTGCGTAATAATAGATATTGTATATCTCCGGTGATTCTATAGCATCAACCAATTGATCCAATACTTCTTTTATCTGGAGTTTCCCAGTAGAAAAAGATTCAAATTCTCGCAATAGTTTTACGTCGCTCTCACTGGTACTGGTTCTTAAACTTATCGGGATTATAGATACTTCCGTTCTAGACGGAGAAATTTCTTCTATCATCAAACGCTGTGAAGAATCGAAGGAGCTTCCGACTAAATCTCTATTGAGTTGGACTCCAATTTTGTAATTTCCATCGGTTACCGAAAGCTTGTCCAGTTCTTGTGCAAGATTTATCAGGACGGACTGCGTATCTTTGCCAGAAATAACTAGATCCGTTACAAAATATTCATGGCTGTATGTCACCGGCTTGTTTCTAACGTCGTAATATGAACCGGTGAAAGGTTTGTAGATACCACTCGGTTTTACTACAGATCCGGTGATAAGAGTATCGTCCAACGCATACACACTTACATCAAAATAGTCTTTGTCCGACTTACCAAATGGAAATCCATATACTTCGGCACTATCCTTTATATAGTCCCAGTTATCTTTTTCAATATACGACCCAACCGTCAACGACGATGTAGATGGTATTGTATATTTGATATTTTCTAAATTCATAGTTCCGTGAATGCAACCGAGTATTTTGTTTCTACTTTTACGTTATTTGCTTGTGTGTTTTTTAGAGCAATCGTTATTGAAGATACAAACAAAGAAGATGTGTTTTCTAATATTAAGTTTGCGGACTCGTCTATTCTTGGCTGAATAGATCCACTGGAATATAAACTCAGAATATCATCTTGAGAATAATTGGATAGATATGGATTTACGTTCATCGCGAAATCTTGAATGGCGTCGGAATGTCAAATGTCATTATAGAACCGCTTTGTTCGGCTCTTATTTGAACTTTAAAGTATCTTTCTTGTGGTAATCCACTTGTATCCAGCATGAAATAATTTCCATATGAATCAAAACTCAGTTGAGTGTAAGCATCGTATGGTATAACATCTTCTTCGGACTCTGCGTCTTTTATCACATAGTAGCTGGATGACGGCAGGTAATATGGATATAGATAGTCTGAAAATCTTTGAATATCACTCGGTCCTCTCGCAAAGGTTTTTATTGGATAACGCTTTCTGGGAGTGACATCCATTCTAAGTATGGATCCGTACTTGTATTCCTTGGCCATATTCTTCATGGATACAACGGCGTCTCGTATTTGAATTGGTTCTGCACTAGACGTGTTAAACCCAGGTATCATCCACGCAATTTCGGAATCTTCCCAAGCAACATCCAAGTATGGTGAATATATGGTATTGGTTTCTTTTGAGAAAAAGCGCAATGTTCCATAGTCCACGGAACTAGTTTCATCGCTGTGCATGACTATCAATCCATTATTTACAACCGTACTGGATATCCACGCATTTACGATGTTTGTTACATCCATGCGCACGTCCGATGATTGGTAGTAAAAAGACTGTGAACAAGCTAGTCCGCCGATGACAGGCGCAACGGGTGGGGTAGGTGCTGCGGTTGTGGTTGTGCTTGGGCAGTCGGGATACAAATCATATGGATTTGGATTCACATATGGCGGCTCGACGTAACCGGAACCAGACCCAACCAAGCTTCCAGATACCCACCAAACTCCGCCGCCGTCGCAGCTTGCAACTGAACTGCTGTACCAAAGTTTTGTTTGCCCGTCCCTGAATTTCCAACTTACTCCGTCGGAGTAATCGTTTTCATCAAACTTATATCCGGTTCCCATTTGCCAAGATTCCGATATAGGATATGCCGCAAGCGTGTATTCACTTGGGACTTCCATGGATTCACAAACCTTCAAGTTCAAATAAAATCGTGGATTTGTTATTTGTCCACATGCTATTGACTGGGATATTTGAGTTAGGTCAAAATATAATAATGCTCTGGTCAGCACCGCACCTAAATTTCCTTCGGTACTGCCGCATGCATAATAGCTTGTTCTCTTTTCAATTTCAAGCACCTCATCCAACCCAGTGTTCTTGAACATCAAAACGGGGTTACTTGAAATAAATGCGTCTTTGGTTGGATATAAAAAGTAATGCATGACTGTGGTTAATACTATATAAATATACAACCCGCCGAAAAATATACATTCTAAAGGCGAATGGTAAGATATTATAGCACTTTTCCAACAATATCCTTAGTTGGATATTTTACTTCAAAAACCGATGGATCCAAGGATGGATATATGACCTTATCTACAGTTGCACTTTGAATATTGTATTCGTATGGGGAATAATCACCATCTCTGACGGTCAAGTTTTTGAGTTTTAGGTAATTTACGGATTGTACACCATCAACTCTACTTATTTCCAGTTCCAGTCTGCTTAGATTGATTGGTTGGCAGAATTGAGCATTATCTATGTCAAAATATTGTTGAACTGTAGTCAAACAGTTGGTCAGTACGTCTCGCTTGTTGTAGTTTTTATATACAATTATTCCAAAATCTACTCCAATGTTTATGATATATCCATCTATTATGTTGACCGAATCCGTCAACATTCTGTATTGATTTAGATAGGTTTTCAGATTTTCTTGGATGGCAAGGTTTGATGTTATTAGTTTCTTTTGACTGTTATAGCAGAGTATATACAGATTGACCGCAAAAGGATTGTAGTTTGCCTTTGAAGTATCCACGGTCTGATCTGCTATTGCATATGCCTTCGCGATAGATCCGTACTTTGACGGCATTGCATACGATCTAACTATGTAGTCTTGCTGGGTCACCGCTCTATTTTGAGCGGAATAATTTGCAAGGGCGTTTGTTCTGATACTGTCATTTGACTCACTGCCCATACCACCAACAGCGGGTATGGAATTATTGACTTTTATAGAACGTCTCACCGTACTCGTTAGATTTTGCTCTAGGTTTGGAAGCTCTGTTATATCCCCAAAAAATTCAACGGATGTTACGTTTGTTATCGAATTTGCATTTACATTGCTTGTAACACCACCACCAACAACGTATCGTATTGTCAATGTTGTGTTGGCAGGTGCTTGTCCGTATGATTTCGACGACAAAAAGTTTGCTGGGTCATACGAGACATTTTCTGTTCTGAACAACGATTGATTCGAGACGGTGTTTACATTTGGAATTATTATCTCATCGTCTTTTACATTTGTACCGGCTCCGAATTCTATGAAAGTTGTATCGTCCGAATTTGTGCCTGTTATAAATCTTCTTGAAGTTCTAAGGAACTTTATTAAAAACGGAGCGGTGTCTCTGTATTTTGACATCACCATGTCATTCTTGAATATGTTTTCCGAATCTATCGGAACCATATCTTGAGCCAAATATTCTGTCTCGTACCAGCGATTTCCGTCGGAATCATATATGTCCATTATACCAATAACGTTGGCCTCGGCCAATTCCAATCTATAGAATGACGTTGGATCCGACACAGATACAGTTTTTGTTATTATCTGGCCAGCGGAGGCTGCAACCGTCTTTTTCAAAACATAAAATTCAGGCTGTCCAGAGGAGTTTCTTTGATACACCGATATTTCTAGTGGATCATTTTTTGTATCAACTGTAAAATCAACTGGGAAGTTTGTTATGAAACTTACGCTATTATCGCTAATTGCAGTCATGCCAGGTTTTATTATTTGAGCATAAGTTAAGTCAGGAACGATTTCTCCGTTTGCATCCGTCTTGGATGGTACTAGCTGATAAACATCCAGTGAAGTTACTGAAGGAGTTGACACTTTTACTCTGTATCCAAGGGAGCGTGCCGAGTCTATAATATTTTGTCTTTCTTCCGAATTTACAAGCATCGACTCCTTAAATTGATAATCTACGTAATAAGACAAAACGTCTCCAACGTAAGCTGCCATTTCGATAAACATCATACCAACGGATGCTTCGCTGAAGTCCTTGTATGTGTTAGGATAATATACCTTGGCAAAATCAACCAACGACTTTTTCAATTGTGAAAAGTCTTTATTTAGATATTTTACATCTTTTTTTGCCGGTTGAAATGATTTTTGCGTTTCTAGTATCATATATTTCCTTGTGCGGCAACCAATGTAATATTTTGTGGAGATGTTATACCAACATTATCTGCGGTAAATACAACGGATATTTTTACATAATACCCATCTTTTTCTTCGTCGGTATTACCAATCGTCACACTTTTTATATTGACAAATGGCAACCATTGTTTTACATCTTTTTTTATAGCACTTTCTAAAATAGATTGTAATTCTTCGTTGTTGAAATTAAACAAAACGTCCCACAATGAAGAACCGAAGTCCAAATTAAATCTTCTTTCTCCCTTTTTAGTATTTAATAAAAGATAAAGATTTGCTTTTACTTGATCAACCACATCAAAACTTTGGTTAAAATAACCCATAGGTCCATGCGATATGGGGAATGTTAAACCGATTGGAGTTTTTACTGCGGTGGACATTGATTAACGACGCTTTTCGCTGATTTTCTTATCCATTGCTTTTAAAAGTGATCTATAATCCTTTTTCAACGCATTGGCCACGGCGGCAACTTCCTTGTTTTCATTCAATTGCTGCGGGGTTAGTTGTTGTAAAATATCAACTGAACTCTGCATCGTTGTTTCGGTCGGTACTCCTCCCGTGGTTTCGTTTAGAACTTGGTTCAACAATGGATTCTTAGAATACATTCGCTGTGGTTGTGCAACTGGGGCCGGTGCCGATGGCTCCTCCATGAATACTTCCACTTTACTCTTAACCGATTGCTGTGTTGTAGCAGCTCTATTTTCCAATATTGCTGCCGAATTCTCTGATAGTCTCTCAGCCAAAACTTCCATCAATAACTGTGGAAGTGCGTTATTTACTTCTTCCTTTACTAAGGTTCTAATTATATCGACTAATTCATTCTTTTTCATATATACTATAAATATAGAGTTGTTTTATTTTATTCCGATTTTGGGCACATTAAGTGATTTGGCCGCCGACAGTGCTTTCCCCGCCGCACCCGTAACCGTTGAAGATATCGCCGCCCCTCCAATAGAAGGTATTTGAGGCAGACTGGGTGAAAGTGATGCAATACTTGGTACCGAGGGAAGTGACGGTAAGGATGGTAATTTTGACAAAGCCGGTATCGATGGTAGCGACGGTAGTTTAGGCAATGACGGTAAACCTTTACTGAATGATTTTACTATACCCCCAATACTACCCACGGTATTTTCCGAAAATGCCGGTTTTTTAACCCCACTCATAATACCGTCCAGCCCAGACGGCATTTTTATGTCAACTTTTGGAATTTCAACCTTTGGAACCGGTAGTTTTGGTATTTCTACTTTTGGGATGTCGGGAACTGCCAGTTTTGGAGCTTCTATTTTTGGTATATCCAACTTAGGTATCGGTGGGATATTTGATACGGATGGAATACTTGGTATAGATGCCACCGTTGGCAGTGCTGGGGCGCTTGGTAAGCTCACAGCTGGAATCGTTGGGGCAGATATTGTAGGTATAGGTAAACTCGGCATGTTATTTTGTTTTTAATTCTCCACCGTCGTATCCCGATGCGCCGCCACCGCCAACTGTAAACACACGTGTACTCATCAACGTTGGCAACTTGTCTCTCAAATCTATTAGGTCTTGCTTCATCTTTTTTAGACTCTCGGCATACTCTTTCATCTTATTCGACCAATCCGCTTTTGGCGCGACTTGCTCGTCTTTATGAGAGTCTTTTTCGTGAACATGCACCGCATGCCATTCTTCTGCCTGAGAAATTAACAGATCTGTTTGAGCAATCATCCAGTTGCATAATTGGTATATCCAAAATACACTTGTTCTACCCAATAGAACAGGTTCGTCCGCATCGGCAAATGCCCCCAGATATATCTTTGGGGAATTGATCGTGGTTTTATCGTTCGTTGTCAAAACTATTTGCTTATGAGCATCTATAGTAAATTCATCATCGGTCACCATCGCCAGCCTCTTCTTGGAAAAATGAAAAGTTTCTTTTGCGCGTGACGAGAATATAAGTCTGTCGCTGTTTATAACAACTTGATCCCCGTCCAGAGTCGGGTATTTAAAATCGGTCGATCCTTCCGGAGAAAAATCCGGCTGTTCTTCTTTTATATCCGATTGAAATAAAACTTTATTACACGTTGTTATGAACTCCGATATAGTCTTTCCGGATGTCATGTGTATGGAAGATCCATCTTGGTTGATAGACTCGGTTACATATCCCTTGGCAGTAAATCCTGGGCCGTACTCATACGTGGATACCGTGGCTTGCCTATTTCTAAACAGTACGTATGGATTTCCACCGTTTTCAGCATATTCTCCCAGACCATTGTCTATAGATCTATTTCCATCGTATGCACCGAATCGTATCGAAGAACCAAACCTAGATTCGAGTGATAGGTCACCTTCATACTTTTTCAAAGTTCTTATTTTAGGATTAAATTTGAAGTAACTTCCCAGAACTCCTTCGTAATTTAGACCGCCCGATGCATTCATCTTCGATCTTGGTCCGGGCATCGGTGAATCCGGTTGACCGGAAAATTCATCAAAATTTTCTTCAACTAGTCCAGCTCTGCGTTCTATTGCAAAATCCACGCTTGCGTTTGCTAGACTCTTTAAGTTAACTTTTCTTGTATAATAATAGTTGTCTAAGTATTTTACGACCGACACAACTTCATTTAACAATGGATATTCTATTATACCTGTATTTTCTAATGGCAAAGCCCAATATAGAGTTTCTTTTCGTTGCCCTTTTTGACTATAATAGAATCTAAATTTTATTCTGCCTATCCACGAGTAATCGTATTGTGCTTCAAGTGGCTTCCCACCGGTTATGTCTGGTGGGAAGTCCAATGCATCCGTATACTGTTCTTGAAATACGGGATGTTCTCTGTCAAGTATTATATCCAACACAACGGCTGGCTCAAATTCATAGAATTCAATCTTATCGTGTTTATATTCACGCACGAATCTTTGCGATGCAAGTTTATCTTCTTGTATCCGAGCAGATTCAAAATTCTTCTTGATTTTTTCGTATGCCATTATTTTTTGTCTTTTGACGGTTTTTCCGTTACTTCCATCGGTTCTTTGGAAGCTGCAACCACTTGCTCAACACTCGCCATCAATTGCTTTCTTTCTTCGTCTGTAAGCAGCATATTACCAGAATCTTCCCCACCGGTTTTACCGGCCATCAATCGCTGGATTATCGCAGCCAATTTAATAAGCTGCTCGTCATTTCTTACCCCCACATCAAAGTATTCCTTCAACAAAGGAACTATCATGGTTGCGTCGTTGATAGTTTTTATCATCTCTCGCAGGTCGGTGACCAAAATGTCCAACGTGTTTTTCTTCTCTTCCGAATTCTTTACAATGTCTTTGCAAAGATCGGAGAAGTTCTTACCCTTGAATATTTCAAAATCATTTTCCATTGTATATATAAATAGTCCAACACCCCTGTTTTCAGAGATGTTGGCTATGTAGATTTTTACTTATTATATTAAGATAACGAAGAATTTATCGTACCTCTGGAGAAATATTGATCTGCTATTTCTTTTTGGGCCGCTTTCATTCGATTTATTACTTTGGTGATATGCTGTGTTTGGCATCCAGCAATATCTCTAATATACAAATAAAGCGCCTTTTTATTGAAAACGTCGATTCTCCCGCTGTTCCTGAATATCTCTATAACCGCATTTGCAATCTCAAGGTCTCGTTCCTTGGTAAAATACTTGTTTACGTTATTATCCCAAAAATCAACCATGAGTTGTATAAACTCCTTTACCTCGGTATCGCGCTTTTGATGTTCCGGTTCAATTACGAATTCGCCCGAATCGCTTGGATGTTCGCATATTTCTATATGTTTCTTGAATCTGCGGTAGTTGTTGTTATTGTCCAATATAAACCAATTCTTGGCAACGATTGAAAAATAACTGAACGCCTTTCCTTTACCCGCTTCAAACTTGTCTATATTAGCAACCATATGGGATATGGCTTGCTTTTGTACCTCAAGTGGACTTACATCGGAATAACTAAATTTAAATGTATTGTATACGTTCTCCGCTATTTTTTCAAAAGCGTATTGTATTTTTTCATTATAGATTCGATTTTTATCAGCCGAGTCTGTTGCCATATTATATTCAATTATACCTTGTTCGGTATCACGTGTGAAATAAACATTCGGTCCTGTTTTTTCGATTACGGCTACCACCGGTTCTTCTACTACCTCTGCCACGACCGGTTTAACTTTCTTAGTATTTTTTAAAGTTGGATCCTTCTTTACTTTTTTTATTTTTTTCGAAATCGGTTTAAGATTTTTTTTAGTCGCTTTTTGTTTTAATTTTTTCTTCATGTTTTATTTTACCGTTTCGTTGAATTCTTTCGTTATTCTGACAACTTCTGAAAAAACGAAACCAACGTCGTCGTCTTTTTCAAATAAATTTTTATCGTCAACCATTTTCAGACGATCATAAAGAGAGTCGGATTCCATTCTAAACCTAGCCACCCATTCCTCATACACTTCAACCTTCTTTATCAGATTAAAGCAAGCATACGCAAGGGATGCGACGATGATCAGTAATATACTGATTATTGTAACAATTAAAATATCCATATTATTCGTCGTTGGCTTCTGTGGAATCGACGATGCTTTCGTTGTCGTATCCCAGCTCTTCGTTTATTATTTCCAATGCCTCTTCTACGTTAATCCATTTTCTTTCTTCAATGGCGTCCAATAAGATTTCTCGAATTTCTTCAAGAATGTCTGGGTTTATATCCGAATGATTTGATTTTTTACTCATATGATTTTCCAACCGTCATTTACTAAGTCTAAAGCCTTTTTATACTTTATATATTGAGTTTCCCCATTTTTTTCCACCACAACCTTATCATTTCTTCCATGTTTTATAACTTTTACAGGGGCAACTTCGACTTTGACACCGCCGTCGGTCATCAAAACTCCATTCAAATGGTCTATCTCGTGTTGAATACACACGGATTCAAGTATACCATAGTCCTGTGCAAATGACTCTTGTGTTATCGGTTCTACATCCGGTCCAAACGGAATTGGATTCGCATGGTTTAGAGTGGATACGGTCACTTTTAGACTTCTCGTTGTGCGAGTTTGTTTACTTGGTAAACTCAAACATCCTTCAACATATTGAACCCGCTCCGCACTTCTGTCCGTGATTGTTGGGTTTATTAGAATGATCGGTGGCTTATCTTTTTTCACCCGAACCACAGATACGCTCTTTGGAATCCCAATTTGATTTGCCGATATTCCTATGGCAAATTTTACTTCGTCTAGAACCTCAATCAGCTTTGCTGCAATTTCTTCACCTTCTTGTAGAGAAGAAACTGGTTCCGTTTTCTTGTGCAGATAGTCTTTGTCTTTTATTATTTTATACTTCATATATAGACATCTAATGCGATGCTTACATAGATATATACATTAAAAAGTTTATGTCAATATATAATAACAAATTTTTTACGATGGGCGACTGAAATGTTCGTAATCTCTCATTTTAACTTGTGACGGTGGCAATGGCGCTCTGCGTTTTAATTTTTCACTATATGGATCCGGTTGTATAGTGGTTGTTGTTTCCTCTATAGTTTCTATAGGAGCGGCGGTGGTACTTGTTTCAGTTGTACTCGTCTCAACCGTTTCGACAACCACTTCCGGTTCTTCCGGTGCCGGTGTAACTACCGGCTCCTCAACAGGGGCAACTGGCAAGTTTGTCGTCGTAGTTATAATATAGTCTGATTTTTTTTCTTCGTCGCCTAGTGTTGGTGGCAACGTCGTACTCGTTTCTTTTTTATCTTTCTGAATCATTATATTATATGCTAAAACTAGCACCACTGCCAGCGGATCAAACACAATCATGATCATTAATATAAAATAATTAACCGCACTGTCGAGAGGAATGTTTAAACTTTTGGCAATAAACTTAAAGGTACCAACGTCCGTATGAAGTATTTTTTCTTTTATTTGATCATTTTGAACATACAATTGTTGAATAGTGTCTTGGTTCTTTAATATTTTATTTTTATTTTGCTCAACCATTTCATTTTTCTTACCATTTAGATTTGAAATTTTATCGTCGCATTCTTTGTTATAAGCCGATATAGCAGCCACCGCATCCGAATTTTCTTTCTCCAGTAACTTTATATTTGCATCGAGTTCGCCACGCTGTGCTTTAGCGCGTGATTCTATTGAAACCACTCGGTCGTTATATTCTTTCACCTGATCATTGTATTGGGTTCGAAGTTTTTCTATTCTGTCTTGAGAAGATTTCATTTGAGCATCTATTGCATCGCGCTCTTTCTGTTGTAAGTCTTTGGTTTCTCTTGCCTTGTCCATTCCACTCTTTTTGAACAAGTTCCCACTTCCCTCGTCCATCCACTTCTTCACCTCTTGGTCTAATATTTCAAGACGGGAATTGTACATTTTTATTTGTTCCAACTCTTTCGCAGAGTCGGAATCCAATGACGCTTTTGAAACATCAAGTGCTTGTTTTGCAGACGCAATGTCTCCAGAAGCATCCTTATTACTATTTTCGGAAGATCTCAATTTCTCTATTTGTTGATTCCGCTGACTTATCAATTGCAATCGCTGGTCTGTGAATTTTTTTCTATTTTCGTTTATGTCAACTATTTCGGTTTGGTTGTACGTGTCCTGACGCAGATCTATTATTTCTTTATCAATGTCTTTTATTTTAGCGGTGTTTACTTCTATCTGGCGCTCAAACCCTTGGACACTTAATGATGTTTCCGTATAGCCCGCGCTAAGATACCCATATATCCCTATTGAGTTTATACCCATCAGCAGTAGTGTTGCAAGCAATAAGTAAGTTCGCATCCAAACACTTATATCATTCCATTTTTGTTTTAAAAATGTTGCTGCTACCAATTTTCCAATTTCCAACGCTGTTCCCATCACTATGATCGAAACTCCGCCGCCAACGAACAGCAATGTCAGTCCAATGATACTAAAGTAAGCACCGCACGCCGCTATGATAAGTGCGGTCAATAATACAAAATACGCCAGTAATTTCATTCTTTATATAATATTTGAATTGATGTATATAATAAATAGTGTATATACACGAAAAATAATATAATGGCAAAAAACAACCCTCGACTTTCGTCGAGGGTTGAATTAGGGGCAGTTGGATTTAACCATTACCCTCCACCATCCTCAATAGGTGAGGAACCTTTTATAACCTTTAATTTACTACTTCCGGCTCAATAGGGTCATCGGGAGTACCCTTTTGACCGGATGATTTGTTTTTGTAAACAAGTTCACCCAACTTACTGAGTTCGGATATAGCATCTTTCATCTTTCCAACATCACTACTTTGCAGTGCTTCCTTACCTTTGTCAATACCTTTTTTGATTTCAGTAGCGACAGATTCTTCGTATTTATTATCTTTTAACTGTTTTTCCCATCCGTATACTATGTTATCTAGGGAATTCTTAGTTTCTAGGTTTTCTTTGAGTTCTTTGTCCTTGTCGGCGTTTATCTCAGCTTCTTTCTTCATGCGCTCAATCTCGTCCGACGATAGACCGGACGAACCTTGGATCGTTATATCCTGCACCTTGTTCGTTCCTAGATCTTTTGCAGATACATGTAGAATGCCATTTGCGTCAATATCGAAAGAAACTTCGATCTGAGGAACTCCACGTGGCGACGGTGGGATACCGTCGAGTTTGAAGTTACCAAGTTTTTTATTGTCTTTGGACATCGGTCGCTCGCCTTGTAGAACGACAATATCAACTTGAGATTGGTTGTCACTGTAAGTCGAGAATACTTGCGATTTCTTTGCTGGAATTGTTGTATTTCTCGGAATCATCGGTGTAGATATCCCACCCGCAGTCTCTATAGAAAGAGTGAGTGGAGTTACATCCAATAGTAATATGTCAGTAACCTCTCCCTTCAATACGCCGCCTTGGACGGCTGCGCCAATAGCAACAACTTCGTCCGGATTTACACCTTGATTTGGAGACTTGCCGCCAAACTTCTTGGCGTACTCAACAACCTTGGGCATGCGGGTCATACCACCCACAAGGACAAGTTCGTTCAAATCGTTACTACCAATTCCAGCGTCCTTGAGACAGTTTTTATATGGTCCATCCATTCTTTCAAACAGCGCTTCACACACTTGTTCCATCTTTGACCTTGATAGTTGAATGGAAAGATGCTTTGGCCCAGTCGCATCGGCGGTGATAAACGGCAGATTTACGTCGTATGTTGTTGCAGAAGATAATGCAATCTTTGCTTTTTCGGCTTCTTCGCGCAAACGTTGTAGTGCCGTATTATCCTTACTCAAATCAACGCTGTTTTCTTTCTTAAACTCCGAGATTAAATAATCCATCAAGGTCTTATCCCAATCGTCGCCGCCTAAACGAGTGTCACCATTGGTAGACTTCACTTCAAATACACCATCCCCGATTTCAAGCACCGTCACGTCAAACGTACCGCCACCTAGATCGAACACAGCAATCTTCTCATCTTTCTTCTTGTCAAGACCGTATGCAAGGGATGCGGCAGTTGGTTCATTGATGATACGTAAAACTTCCAATCCCGCTATGGTTCCTGCATCTTTAGTTGCTTGGCGCTGGGAGTCGTTGAAATATGCGGGGACAGTAATAACCGCCTTTGTGACAGGCTGACCAAGATATGCCTCGGCGTCTGCCTTAATCTTTCCCAGCACAAATGCTCCGATTTGTTGCGGCGAGTACTTTTTCTGTTTACCGTTTTCTGTTACTTCCACCCAAGCGTCTCCATTTGGGCCTTCTACGACGTTGTAGGGAAGATTCTTGATTTCCGATTGTACCTCACTGAACTTTCTACCAATGAGTCTCTTGGCAGAAAAAATAGTATTTTTTGGATTGGTTACCGCTTGGCGTTTGGCGGCTTGACCAACTAGTCGTTCTCCTGTTTTTGTGAACGCCACAATGGATGGGGTGGTACGAGCACCCTCCGCATTTGGGATAACCGTTGACTCGCCAGATTGCCATACAGCAACGCATGAATTCGTGGTACCAAGGTCCACGCCTATAATAATGTCATTTGTTTTACTCATAGTTTTATAAAAATTAGACTCAATATAACCCGAAATAATCGGATTGTCAAGTCGATATGACTATTATCATTATTCGTACCAACTAGTCTGTCACACCGTTTACCTATGAAGACACAAAAAAGGAGCATTATAAATGCTCCTTTTTGTCACTACGGTGTGTCAATTATACACTCAAAGTACCGTACCGGTGTCACCTGTGCTATAAGCTTTCCATTCATCGCTTTCCGCTCTGCACGATAGAAGATCGGACACATGAATAATATATGGAAGATTTGTCTTCAGGTTCCTGTCTGGATTATGCGACATGAAATATTCTTCACATGCTTTGTCATACAACCCATCGGCAAGTTTGATACCGAGCGTTTCTTTCCACGTAACATTCACATTATACCGTTGTAACATATACAACGCACGGTCTGGAACTCTCATATATTGAAGCGCTGGATTCATTTTATAAATCTCGCCACGATTTTTGATATGCCAGTCGCTATCATTTCGGATATATTGAGGTCCGGTATCATCTCCAAGTTTACCAAGGTCGTGATGCAGAGCGGAAAAAATTCGCTCTTCGTCGGTGAAATCAACCGTCCCGTTGATACCAGAATAAAGTTTTTGGACGCCCCTCGATGCTTTTTCAACATGCATAACGTGTTGAATATAACCGCCCGGCCAGGCGCAGTGGAAATTCATCCTCGTCGATGCGGGCGCGAGTGCCAGTTGCATCCCCATATTTTCTTCCTTGTACATAATCAAAAGCTTTTCCAACCGTTCGCCAGAAAAGCTTTCTTTCAAGAAGTCGATGAAATATTCATAATTCTCATCGATTTCTGTCTCTGTCAACTCCATCCCAAAATGTAATTTAGATTTCATTCAACGGACCATATACATCTATGGTCTGTTGTCAAATTAAAATTAACACTCTTTTCGGATTTCTTTGGAGTAGTGGTATGTACGATGATGGTTTACAAGCGATGCCATTAGAACCGCACTACGCATTCTACCCTTCTTTGTCAACTGGAAGGTATGGCTCATGATTGTTTGCTCGAACGGGTGCGCATATTCCGTTTCTAAGAATATTTTATAATTACCGGCTCTGGTCATTACCGACGGCCAATTTGAGTAATAAACTTCGCCTATCAAATATGAAAGTCCCTTGTAGCAACCAGTTTGCTCAACCGTTAGTCTGTGTTCGCCCGTGGGGAAATATTTCTGTTTTAAATCTACCGGTATGTTATACCAAGCCCATTGTTCGTGGTGATCCCCGTAGAATTCTGTGAATGATATTTTCACGAAGTCTAAATTCTCGCTGTCAATGATTTCTATACATTTTTCCATCCAATTATCACAATGCATATTCAATCCATTCTTACACAACCGTTGAGTTTTTTCCATGAGCATGTCATCTTCAAACCAAACAATGTATTTAGCATTACTGTCATGGAAATGTTTTGCTGCCCATGACCTTGCACCGCAAACTCCTAAATTTCCTTCTTTAATTTGAGTGAACCCGTATTTTGCAGCAATCGCATCATATCCAGCATCGGTACTTCGGTCTATACTATTGTTTATCAGGTATTTGGTTGTCTTGCTAAGTAATTCTGGATTAGATTCCTGAATAGTATCCAGTAAAATTTGAAGTTGGGGTGGAGAGTTAAATGTTACTACATACAAATTAACGCCATCACCGCGACGATTCATTTCAACTTCTTCCTTGGATTGAATGTATGCAACCTTGCCATCGGTGTTACCTTCTTTATATAATACCATGTCGGTTGCTTCCGGTACTTCGAAGTTTTTAATCATCTCAAAGAATGGCCAAACCAACCCGTTTCCTTCTATTTCAAATCTCTGTATTTCTTTTGGTAAACGGTGGCAAAGTATAGTAAATAAGCACTCATCCGCTCCCATCAAGCCTTTTGTTAAAGTATCTTTGAGAACGCCATAGTACTCGTCGTTCATCTTGTGAACCATATCCTTTTTACCACCCCAGAAACCGCCTCTGGCAACATATTTCACAAAATCTGTGTTGCAGTATTGCGCCATCGCTTTTCGTTCAAACCCATGGATTTCATCGTTTCCGTCGTATGGATAAGATATAAACGTAAATTTTTTGTGGTACTCCGTATATTCGCATATCTTGTCAAGTACGCCGTCGTGGGTGAAATAGCCGGAGTTTACAGTATTTGTTAGACCACCGTCCATCCAATAAAAATACTTGGAATTGAAAGGATTTAATATGGCAGTGTCATTCACCATAAACATCTTACACATCATCATCGGATTGTAATATTCCAACGCCGCTTGTGGTGATTCTGCCAACCAACCGGCAAAATTCTTCCACGATTCATTGTTTCTGATTTGTTGAACTTCCTTGAAAAATGGGAACCATGTTTCAAAATCTTTCAATTCTTTGAAATAAATTTGTGTATTATTTTTTTCTTTGCTGCGAATTTTCCAAACGTCTTCTTCCAGTTCCCTCGGAATCCATATTACCAAGTTCACGTCAGCCTTAAGAAGCTCGAAGAACTTATTTTTATATTGTTGGAAATCGCGCTTGGCCCAGCCAGTGAGATTTCCCCGACCTAGATCCCACAATCCGGTCACGATGGTAGTTTTACTCTTATTCATTGTCGTTTTGATATTCGAAGGTTTAGTTAAAATTTGTATCGGTTCTGGCTCAGGATTATTCTTTATCGCCAAATACCATCCCCATTTTGGTTCAATTTGTTGTACATCAAATCCAGATTTTTTCAACAGTTCGATTGATCCGTCTGTTAGATCTTTAAATTTTGGATTTTCAAAGTCATGAAAGCTAACAACGATTTGATCTATTTTTTTAAAATCGTCAACGTCCAAACTGTTCAGTAGAGAATATTCCCCGCCCTCAATGTTTAGTTTTAATACAGATACTCGGTCAATATTGAATTTTTTACAGAAAGTTTTCCAATTTAACATTGGGAATAACACGGTGCTGTCGTCGTCAAAATTCATCTCTCCCACGGCAAGACTATGTGCACCTTTTCTTATCACTCTGGACTGACCGTTGATCGGACCCAGCAAGCCTTCAAAAAATTCCACTCCATCTTTTTTACTTTCGTATGGGTCAACTCCGATGACTCGTTTTTTCCCAATGAAGAATTCGCACCAATCCCAACCAGCGCATCCAACATCTACGATACACCCACTGTTAGTTAATGCTCGATCATCAACTTGAGTATATTTCCAGTCTTTTATAGTATTGATTAACATATATTATAGTTTGTCTTTGTATGCTTTATATTCTGGAAGTGCCGACGGTTGTCCGAGAATATATTTAACGACTTCGTCCAATATATTTAAGCTCATCTTTGTTTGATGCAGTTGAGAATAATGTTTTAAAAATTGAAGACCCAGTCCATTCTTACTTTCCAAATTATTCGGCAGTTCCCCGATATGCCAATTTTTTGTTGCGGAATTTGAATCCAGCTCACAGCAAGCTGACAGTCTCTTGTGTTCTATTTTGTTTTCAAACACATATTTTAATATAAAAAGTTCCCCTGGATATTTACTATAGAACCCATGACCTTCTGTTATTTTACCAAAATATTTATTATGCTGTTCTCGTGCAAACTTATTGAGTCCCATCATCATTTCATATGTTCCACCAAAGAATGTATCCATTGTCCAACGCTCATTTGAAACGTCCGCATCTATTGTAACGTGAGTTGTATCAATCTGCAATATAGAGTTCAGCGACGGTGTGAAGTAGTGATCCAAGAAAACAAAAGGTGCAGCAAAAACATCATCCTTCATTTCCGATGGAAAGATCGAGTCTATGTCTGCAACAAATACATAGTCGTATTCATTGGGTATATGCTCTAAAAGAAGAAGCTTTGTGAGACATCCATAAGAATACCCAGTTGTTTCCTCGTATGTTCTTATAGTCTTAACAAAATCTAAATCACATGTGTAATTGCTGTTTGTAAGCAATATAAATTCCACGTCGTAATTCTCATTGTTTGAAAATACATTCTTTTTTGCGGTCAAAAAGAACGGACGTATGCATTTTATATACATATCCGGAATGTTCTGACCGTTTCTTTCAAATTCCATTGGAGAAACAAAGGCGATTTTCTTTTTACCGACGTTGGTTGGTTTTGGATTGTCGCGACTGACTCTTTTGGTTTGAGGTAGTTCGGCAGTTTTTTGATAAAGATTAAAATCGGCGTCGGCATCTCTAAATGTTAGTGATACATGCTCTTCTTGACCAGATACGCTAAAATCTATAGTCAAATGTTTTCTTCCACCGAAGAATGGATCAAACCCAGCCGGAAATTGTGATTGGACTCTCTTATCGAATCCAACAGAGTTATTCAATTCCAAGTTTTTTCGAACATACTCGGTTACGTCTGCTATTTTATCGCTCGTGTCATCGGGTGGAACGGGATATCCCTCATCCATCTGTATATCTAGCGCACCGTATGTTGCGGATATCAATTCGATTTTTTGTCCGTCTGGGAGAGTACCGTTGTACAAATAACTTGGGACTTTACTTATCAGCGCCAAGTATGAGAAATGATAATATTCAAAAACGATTGGTTCAGGGATCACATCCTTTGTCGTAATCCAGTACTCATAAAACCATCTAGATCCACCACTAGGGAATGGGTGAGCGCGTATATAGTCGGCATTTGCCCACCAAAAGTTACCCCACACCCAAGCGTCGGTGTGCGTAGTACAAACCAAATCATAATAATCAAGACGATTGATACAATCTCTCCACCCCTTGACCAAGAAATGCTCCATACACAATCTCCAACTCTTGCTACCTTCTATCTTGCGATGGCATATTTCTTGTTTATTTTCAATTGACCTGTATGTATTACTTACGCCTTTTGCATGAAAATACAATACTTTAATGTCGGTGTCACCTTGGCATATGTCATACACTTTCTGTATACCTGGTGCCTCTGCGCCGTTGTCATTTCTGTACTCGATCTTAAACTTTGGATACTTCGAAAATATCCTATCAATTCTCGCTTTATTATTGTTGAGGTCATTGATGGTTACCCACAGTACTCTGGCCGCATCGTATAACCCAGTATTTTTAAGCTTGAGTAATTGCTCTTTTACTAGTTCTTCCCAAAATCCTACGCAATATACGTGATATACTATACCAATATTTTCTCCAGTGTGTTCAACTTCGGCTACTTCCGGAGTATTTTCAACGACTGGAATATCAACAGGAACAAGTCTCTTGGTGATGATACTAGTTATACTTTCACTACTCAACCTGAATACTTCAACCCTTTCTATGTTTTTCTCTAGGTATTTGATTTCGGCGGCGGAAAAATACTCAGACTTTATTTTACCGGTTGCCATGTAATTCTCAAGCAACTCAAGTGTTGTAGTCTTATTGGCATCCCCCCATCCAAATACTGCTTTATGTGGATTCTTACATTCAATACTGGTGTGTAAATCCTCGATTATGTATGTCCCACCCGCAGCCAATGACTTAAACAACAATGCTAAACTTCGTTGTTGCGCCGCCATTTTATGACAACCGTCGTCCAATATAACATCACATCCCTTGATTTTGTCAGCTAAAACTAACAAGTCGGATTCTTTATTTTGATCACACAGTATAAGTTCGCAGTTTTCAGCTCCGCGTTTCACGGTTGGTGCATCGGCGTCCACGCCAACTACAACGGTATTTCCATCGAAAAAGCTTCTCCACATTCTAAGAGAATTACCTTGATACACACCGATTTCAACAAACTTTTTTACGTTGTGTCTAGTGTGTGCCAACAAATTCTCATATACTCTGTTTATATAGTTGTGACCCTGTGAACCTTTATCAACAGCATACAAATCGGCTAATGTATTTAACGGCATTCCACTGTATGTCGGTGGTTTCAATCCAAACTTGTTGTAGTATATCAGATCTATGGTTCTATTTTTGTAAGATCCAAAGGCAAATGCGTGGAATATAAAACAATAGTCGTTCTCATGATTTGAATTTATAATATTATTGTTTATAATCTTTACATGTGAACTTAAGTCCGGTGTTCTGTCCATCAAAATACCAAAGCAAGTTTGATCATGCCATAGACCATTTGCGTATTGTGGGAATTCATCGCAAATATCCCACCATTTTTGAAGATATTCTTTTGCCCAAGGGGTGTTTTTAATTATGAAAACGCCCGCGTTTAATTTACTCGGACCATGATCATCTGCCGCCAAAATATCAATTCCTTCTATAATGAAATCCTCGATGTAATGATTTTTATTCAAGACAATTGCATCCGCGTCCAAGAACATTACATAATCAGGATTTCTTGTCTCAAGTACTTCCAGTAATAGTTTTGGTTTATACCACGTCGCCGCACGACCCTCAAGACCGGAACGAATTTTTTGTTCGTCCGGTTCAAGGTGATACGTATATCCCTTTTCTTGACAGTATTTTTCGTTTATAGCTTTACTGAACTCTCCGTATGAAACATTTGGAGTGAAAAATTGAGTCAATACAATATTCATCTTTCAGATTAAAGATTTCCAACGATGCGTTCACACCATCCCTTGGATTTGCTGTATGGCCAAACAACCCAATGATGCGGTTTCTCTTCGCAGTTAAACTCGCGCCAGAGTTTCATATATTTGTCGCCCTTTGGATTTAGTCCATCGGCAATAATTGCATCCAACTCTGCCTTATCGGCATCTTTTCTAAACAACGAGGTACCATCTGCTTTTTCAAACGCCACAACCCAGAATTCGTAATCTTTTTCCGGAATCTGAAATGGTTGTAAATCAATACAATGTCTGAATATAGAGATAAAAGATTTCAGCCATTCTTGCTCCGAAGAATATTTCTTCCAGTTATTTGGTGGATATTTTTTATCGGCGGTTTCTTGTTGAATACCGCGCTTTTTGAAACATATACCCGCGTATTTTTCATAGTCTCGGAGAGTTCTGACATTTCCAAATCCATACGGTCCCCACTCTATAGAATCGCTACTTTCCCCGTCCATAGAGAAAAGTTTACGATTTCTTGCATGGCATTCACTGTTTCTAGCACCCCAGTCTTTTTTATCTTTTACCAAATTGACGTTTGAACCAACATGGTCGTCCCAATGCTTTGTTCTTCCTTTGCGGGTGTATTCGTGCCAAGCAATAACTTTATGTGGATGGAACAAATCATATCCATGTGTAAATGCTCTGACAGCAATGCTGATTTCTTCGCCGTGGAAATAATATTCTGGATCATGTGGAACCTCTTTACAAAATTCTCCACCGGTGAAACAGAAGTGAGCGGAATAAAATCTGGATGGAAGTGGGGAAGTGCGGTCTTTCCAATCATCTATTGATGCCGGTAAGAAGAAAATCGCGCCTTCCGGAATGAATCTGTCAAAATCCATTTTCCATGGGGTTTGAATTCTTGCACCCGGATCATTTTCCGGATCGAACGATGGAATGTAGCCAGTGAGTAAAGGTTTGGCATGTCCCATTTCTTGCAATTGTTTATACATCCCGACGATCAACTCGTCCCAATCTTTTACAAATCTGTGATGGGAGTCGAGTTGCATGGTATACTCTTCATCCGTATATCTTTGCTGGATTTGATTTCTTGCCCAGCAAGCACCTTTGCTTTCCATATATGGAATGTCAATAATTGTTACATTCGGTAATGTAGCAATTTCATCTATTTTTTCATTTGGTCCATGTTGCCATGCTATGCAAAAGTGGAGATTCTCCGGATATTTGGCATTCGCTATACAATCTTGGATTGTTGGGACCAACTGTGGGTCGCGGTACGCTGCAATTTGAATGAATATTTTATTGTTCTGCATATATAACCATTATTTTTACTCTTATATATACAGAAATATGACAGTTTTTTTCAAAAAATCAAGATATAATAATTAAATTTTAACATTCTATTGTTGTCAATGCAACCGCTCTTCCAAGGCCGCCTGGTTCTAGCAGCGTAACGGCAGATGCACACGCCTCTGAGTAGGCTGGATAAATTGTTTGATATGGTGAACCGTATCGCTCAAGTGTTGTTGATGCGCCGTCCGCGTCTACATAAGAAAATTTTATATATCCAGTACCGTCAACAGTATACGTGATATAATATGTTTGTCTTTGAATTGTTACCTCAGCCGCCGTACCGTTAATAGTTCTACCATTTGATAGACGTTTAAATGGAGTTACATAAAAAGTACCGTATCCAATAACTTGATATTCCATGAATGTACCCCACACTCTCTGAGTATTTGACTCAACTGAAAATGCGCCTGTGGATCCCCAACTTGTTATAGCCACCAGTCCAGCAAATCCCTCGGATATTGTAATGGTGGAAAAAGTTCCTTTGCCTCTCGTTACGTTTGATGGGTCAACTGTGACGATGGGTCTGTCAAATGACACCACGGTTATCACTGAAGATTCCACCGTGATTGATCTGCCATCGGCATAATTAACTAATATACCAAGCTGATAATATCCAGCCGTTGGCGCAATGTACGTGTATGATGGTCCAGATATTGTTATCCACCCGCCGCCGTATGGGTCCGGAATTCCACTTCTCACTCTGACTTCGAAGCTAGACACGTTACCTTGATTTGTTATAGTATAATTTGCTTTCAGCGTGTCTCCAACAAGATAGCCAGTACCACTTGTCTGAGAAACCAACTGGTCCACTGACCAAGTTATAGTTGCGCCAATATCGAAGTATACAGTAGAGGTTGGTGTTGGAGTCGCGCCTGGCGCGGCGGATGCCGCCGGTGTACCTGTCAAAGTTGGAGTTGATGTTAGTGTAGACGTTTGCGTCGGAGTTGGAGTTGGCCCCACAAACGGCGGTAGTGTTGGTGTGGGAGTACGAGTCAGTGTCGGTGTCGGGGTTGGTGTACTCCTAGTTTGTGTGACTATAAATGGGCGAGTTGAAGTTGGAGTTAACGTTGGAGTTGCAGTCGGCGTTGGACTTAGTAAGTATGCCAATCCTTCATTCCAACCTATATTACGAGTGTCGTTGGTTTCTTTTGCATATACTTCACCTTCGTCTGTAGACACAACTTCTCCTATAATCCCAAATACTTTTTTTTCTGGTGTTTTATGAATTGGTAATCCTCTTGACATAATGATTGGGGGTATATAAATTAAAACTTAACACGCGGTAGTTGCCGTAAACCCATCGGCTGGTGGACTTGCCAAGCAATAGTTCGACTCTTGACCTATAGCTATTTCGTCGTATCCGACGCCACCGCCGCAGGGGTTGATGCTTCCACCAAAATTATTCATAGTATTATTCGTGTAATAATAGCAAGCGGCGGGAGCTTCCGTGGTAGTTGTTGGAGCTTCGGTAGTTGTAGTCGGTGCTTCCGTGGTAGTTGTTGGAGCTTCGGTAGTTGTAGTCGGTGCTTCCGTGGTAGTTGTTGGAGCTTCGGTAGTTGTAGTCGGTGCTTCCGTGGTAGTTGTTGGAGCGGCGGTTGTTGTAGTCGGTGCTTCCGTGGTAGTTGTTGGAGCGGCGGTTGTTGTAGTCGGTGCTTCCGTGGTAGTTGTTGGAGCGGCGGTTGTTGTAGTCGGTGCTTCCGTGGTAGTTGTTGGAGCGGCGGTTGTTGTAGTTGCCGGTGCGGTGCACGGGGTAGTCGCGGTAAACCCGTCGGCTGGCGGACTAGACAAGCAGTAATTCGACTCTTGGCCTATAGCTATTTCGTCATATCCAACGCCACCTCCACACAGAGTAACACTTCCGCCGAAATTCAACATACTATTATTTGTGTAATAATAGCAATCGGAAGGAGCTATCGTGGTTGTAGTTGGAGCAACTGTTGTCGTTGTTGGAGCTTCGGTCGTTGTTGTTGGAGCAACCGTGGTTGTAGTTGGAGCTTCGGTCGTTGTTGTTGGAGCAACCGTGGTTGTAGTTGGAGCTTCGGTTGTGGTAGTTGGAGCAACTGTTGTCGTTGTTGGAGCTTCGGTCGTTGTTGTTGGAGCAACCGTGGTTGTAGTTGGAGCTTCGGTTGTGGTAGTTGTCGGCGGAATATACGCATTGGTTGCCGAAGGTGTTGGCGTTGGAATCGGCGCTTCCGTAGCTGTCAACGTTGGCGGTGGCGTCGATGTCAACGTTGGGGTCGGTGTTGCTGTCAACGTTGGGGTTAAAGTTGGAGTTTCCGTAGCTGTCAACGTTGGGGTCTGTGTTGCTGTCAACGTTGGGGTTAAAGTTGGAGTTTCCGTAGCTGTCAACGTTGGTGTTGATGTCGAAGTCAACGTTGGGGTTAGAGTTGGAGTTTCCGTAGCTGTCAACGTTGGTGTTGATGT